TTGATCGAATCCACGACCGGTACGCGATCCAATATGCGGGTCTTAAACCCAGCGTTACGGACAATGTCTTCAATCGACCGACCGGCTGCGGCCAGGGTTTTTGACTGGGCATCGTGCGGCAGCCATATCGTGTCGTAAACGTATCCATAAGTCTGAAGTTGCGCCAGGTAACTGGTCATGGTTCGTTGACTGTCTTCAAAGTACCGGATCAGGTGGGTTTCCATGCCGATAAATTGCACAAACCACCAGGCGGTCGCATCGGCCCAGCCCAGGTCACAAACCGCGTGAACGGGCTTAGTCGGGTCATACGGAACCTTGCAAATCCGGTCTTCGGCCTCGGCCCGCATCATTTCGTTGGCAAAAATAGCCCCGTCGATGGTCTGCCGGCAAACCCCTTCCCAAACCTGTTGATAACTTTGCGGGTCGCGGGCCTTCAGGGCTTCCATTTCCTGACGCAGCGTATCGGGAAACCAGGGGTTATCCCAAAAGTTGATCTTGATACTGATACAGTCCCGCGGCGGCTTGACCACAAACCGCTGGTAGGTTTCGTCTGTTTCCAGTTCGGGGTTGAAACTGACCCAAATCTCTGACCCTTCCTTACGGATGGTCGGAATCAGGATGTTCCAGGATATGCGGCTCACGGTCTGCGCTTCCTCGACCCAGCAAATGTCCACGCCCTCAAATGACTTGATGTTGGTCGGGTTGTTCTTCAGGCCAATAAATGCAAACTCAGTCCCGTTGGCCCCGCGGATCGACGCCTGGGTGATCTCATAAAACCCCAGCAGCCCCAACGCCTCGATCTGATCGCACAACAGTTTGTGGACGGATTCTTTGATGCTGGTTTGGTATTCCCGCGCACATAGGACGCGCAACGGCTTTTTGGCGCCCTTAATCAGCAGCGCCCTGGCGATCCCCCATGACTTCGCGCCACCCCGCCCGCCGTACAGTACTTTGTAACGGCTTTTCTTAAACAGGCCTTCCAACTTGACCGGAAACTCGGCCTTGGCAATGGCCTGGTCAATGCTCGGTGCTGCGCTCTGATCCATCGGGGTTCACAAACATGACCTGAATGCCAGCCAGCGGGCCGCCATCCTTTCCTGTGATTTCCTGTTCCACCTTGTCACGCCATCCCAGCACGTTCTTGGCTGTGAATATGGCAAACGTGGCGTTGTACTTGCCTGTCAGGGCGCCCAACACCAGGTTTTCCTCTTGCAGTTCCTTCGCTCTTTTGTAGGCGTCAGAAAACTCAGGGTGACGTAAGTTACCACTAACATCTTTTTGGGTTGCCCAGTCATGTAGGGTTTCCCTGGATACGCCGATGCTGGCGCTAAAGCCAGCCAGGGTTGGGAAGTTGCCGACCTCTTTGGTGAAGTAGGCCAGCATGGCTTCCACCATCCAGTCTTCGTACTTGGTTGGTCTGCCACCAGGGTGTTTGGCGACAGTTGTCCCCTGACCGCTTGGCTGCGCTGGGGGCTTCGTTGATTTGCGCCCCCGCTTTTTGACGGGTGCGGCTTCCATCATTTTTTGCCTTTAGGCTTTGCCGCTTCCCGTTTCACGGAATAAGCAATGGCCACCGCTTGTTTTGGTGGCTTGCCGGCTTTGATTTCGGCCTTGATGTTCTTTTCGAACGCCTTTTTACTGGTTGACTTCGTCAGCGGCATTGTCAGTCCCTTCAGGTTTGCCCATGGCCTTGGATGTTTCCTCGGCAATTAGGCGGTTGTATTCCTGGATGGCCCCGCTGATCTGTAACAAAACAGATTCATGCTGTTTCGCCAGTTCTTGCAGTTCAGCCAGGCGTTTTTGCATTTGTTCCAAAGTCATTTTTTTGCTGTCTTGGCGCTTTGTTTAAAGGCTTTGGCCGTGGGGGCGCCTTTGTCCCCAGGGCTTCGCATACGTTCAGGGGTCTTCCCAGCAGCCTTTTGGCGTTCGATCCTCTCGCGTTTGGCGTGGATGTTGGCATATAGGCCTTTGGTCATTCCCGTTCCTCTCTTGCTTCGTCAGGTGTTTGGGCAATCAACACGTCTAGCATGGCGATTGCCCCCTTCGCTTGCTGCACTTTTTCCAGCGCCGCCTGTAATTCTTCCAGGGTCGCCTGACGCAGTTGCAGCAAATAGTCCCGCGTCATTAGGTTGGTTCAGCAGCGTACAGGGGAACCCAGTAGTTCGTGCTGCCAACGCGTACACGAATACCACCGTAAGCGGTTCCAAGGGTCGTACCGGCCACCACCATGTTGCCAGCGCCAGCAGTCACGCCCTGAAGGTTGAAAAACACCGCGTTGCTGTCCACTTCGGTCACGTCTGCGCCTTGGGTCGATGCGTGAATAAACGACGTCAACGTGCCAGTCTTAGCACCCGACGGGGCGTTCAGTTCAAGTTCCAAAGGGGCGTAAGTTCCGCTGGTGGTTCCAGCAGACAGGGTCATTTCAGCAAGTACCGCTGAACCCAGGCCAGTCGTGCGGCCCGACGATCCATAAACCACTTCGCCTTTTACGGCGTTCGACCAGGCGCCCAGGGCTGCGTTAATCGTGGTCAGGAATTTAGCCCGTCCACCAACGCCGCCGGCGCCAGTCATGGTTGTGGAAACCAATACAGGCTCAACGCTGGTGCTGCCGTTGGTGCTGTCGCTGGTTGTAGTGATGTTGACGTCGCCGCCAGTAAGGTCAACGCCGCCAGCAAAACTAGCAGCACCGGTGACTTCGATTGAATCAAGTTGTGGGTCGGCGTAGGCCACCCCGATTGCTTTGGTATTAGGCATGATGTTTCCTTTCAACAGTTCCAATTCTTTAGGGATGCTTTAGCCCGTTCGGCTGGGCCTTTGGCCTTTTTTACCACCCCTTCCATTCTCGCGCAAAAACTTGCCTTTCGTCCAGCGTCGGCTTTCGTTTTGGGATTTGGTGCTGGTGGTTTCAAATTTGAGTTGTTCTTGGCGTTGTACTCAGCCCGACCCTTGGCCGTCATTCCCGCGCCCTGTTCCGTCGGGCGGTAGTTCCGGTCTTTACCGGTGGTCGTTTTAGAAATCGGCTTGTTAGTCGTCTTAGGCATTGTCCACCACCACGCAAATGTCGGCTTCCTGGATGATTTGGTAATCCTGGCCATCGAATTCCTGTACAGGCCAGTCCAAATAAGTCCCATTGCCGTATTTAATCCAGTCGCCTACCTTGGCTTCGTGAACCTTGGGGCCGACAGCGACGATCACGCCCTCATTAAACTTTTCATTGTTGGTCACGGCAATAATGTCGGACAACTTTCGCACCCGCGGCTGCACCACGACGCGGTCACGCAACGGTCTAATCGGGCATGACATTTTTTGGCTTCCTTCCAGGCTTTTTCGGCGGCGGTTCATCATAGACCGGCAATGTAATGACCTCGGTCAACTGGTGTTCGCCGCACCAGTCCATTTCGTGTTTATTTTGGCTTTCAGGATAACGGCGGCATAACCCCATGACCTGTGCTTGGGAAAAAAACCGACAGGTCTTGCAGCGTACCTGGCTCATAAAACCGCTTTTCCGCTTTTCATGGCAGCGTTAAGCGCAGCGGCCATTTCCTCGGCAATCGTCTGCACTTTCTTTTCGTGCATACGCTTCATCCGATGTTCAGCGGGCGTTGCCACGCGTTCCGTCGTAGACGGCCTGGCTGATCTTGCCGGTGCGGTAGGCATTTTCGAGTGCATCATTTAGTCCTTTTCTGATCTCAGTATGGTCAAACCTGGGCAATTTGTCAAGACCGCTTACTACTTGCGCATTGCCAGGGCCGCGGCTGTTGTCAATGACCATCATATGAAAGCGGTGATCGTCGCCGTATTTGGCCTGTAATTGATCCATGACTTCACGCGCACCGGCGTGGGTTTTGAAATGCTCGTCAAGGGGGACGGTGCGGCCAGTCCCCAGTTCGGCTTCCATGCGGGTCGCCCGCTTCAATGCGCCGTTTTCCAGGGCTTCCACGGGGTCGCGGTAGGTGTAAACAATACCGACGTTGCGGCCAGCCTGTAAGGCTTGCTGAATCTTTTTGTCCGACGATTCAAACGAATTCATGTTTGTGTCGTAAACGATTTCAGCGTTTTTGATTCCCTGGGATACCTTGG